TGAGTGTCTCTCGTTCTTGTTTTGTCTTTGCACCCAGAACGGTTATGTTGTATAACTGATTGTTAACGTTAACTAACATTGTAATGCAAAATCCCGCGGCCTTAGTGAATCCAGTTTTGATAGCAATAATGCCCTGTTGCCCAAAGTACTTACTAGTTGGGTTGCTAGAAAATTTAGCATTCTTTTTACCTTTGGAATACTGAGTTACTTCCCCGTGAGATTGTGCCGCTAATTGGACAATCTCAAAACTACTAACAACTGTGGTTAATCTAATAACATCTTGGATGGTACTGTAGTTCATGGGGCTTAGTCCGGTCGGCTCGACAAATCCACTGTTGACCATTCCAAGTGCCCTTGCATTGTGATTCATTTCTTCAATGAATTTGATTCTTCCGCCCGGATAGTTTTCAGATAGTGTTACTGCCGCTAGATTATCACTGCCAACTAGTGCTAATTTAAGAAGGTCATGTCTGGTCAACACCATTCCTTTACTAATTCTAGTATTAGGTACTTTGTTACTTTTAACAGTTAACTTTTCATTCAATGGTTGATTTTGTGTCAATACAGTGTAAACAGTCATCAATTTACTAATGCTTGCAATACTAACCTTTTTTTCAATGAGGTCGCCACTGATAACTTGGTTACTAGTTACATTGTAAACAATTGTATTCGTAGTAGCCATAGCTATCAGTGGCGATAGTAGTAATGAAATTAAAAAGTTTTTCATTGATTATTTATTACATAGTAGGACCGTTGCCATTCTTAAACCCAACACTCCCACCTTCTGCTTCAATACGTTTGATAACATCCTCGAACAGTATGGGTCTAAAGTTAGTATGCTCAACGCATACGCAATGATACCTTGGGTCAACTACTTCTTCTTCAATTATGTATGGTCTAGGATCATGCATACTAACTTTGTCAACCCAGGCTTTTTTCATTACACGATTTGCATGTAAGTGCCCGTGGATGTTAGTTCCAAAACGACCCAACGATGCCTCATGGATTGGGATATGACTTAATATCATACCATTCATTACATGATAAGCACGTAGTTCACGGAAGTGTTCTCTATACTCATCATCACGGAAGATATCATGGTTACCGCGAATCAATACTTTATCACCGTTCAAACGTGACAGTGTTTTCATTGCTTTGCGGTTAATAACCACATCACCTAAATGATAAACTTTGTCGTTAGGTCGAACAGTTTCGTTCCAACGCTTAACCATTTCTTCATCCATCTCATCCGGATCAGTCCATGGACGCATTTTAGCACCATCTTTGTTTGTGAATTTACAAACGCCTACATGCCCAAAGTGGGTGTCGCTGACTAAGAATACAGCTGGCATAATTTTCTCCTGTTGATACTATTATAGCATAGTGTAGGATATTTGTCAAATAAACGCCCTAGTTGCTCAAATATAGTCTAAGTAATATAATAAAGAACGTAAGGTATGCGAATGTTCGTCTAAGGCGCTTGCTTGAAAAAAATCTCTGAGTTGGTAGCTTTATCATCTATCCAAATGTCGTATGATGGTTTACCCAATTTAATACTTGTATATTTTACTTCCCAATTAGCAATCTGTTGTTGTGTGAGGGAAGTCCAATCTACTTTGCTGGTACTACCACGGGCAGTCCAATAGTGAATCTCGTGGCCTTCATCGAATAGCTGATTGAAGCGTTTGATTCTTTCAACATATGGTTCAGCAGACGAATAGTCTCCAAATGTATTGGTGCAAATGGTTCCGTCAATGTCAACAATATATTTCATGCTTGACTGTCTCCGGGCAATACTCGGTAATTGTCTTCCACTGAATCGGGTGTACTTACCTCAATTAATATTCCCTCTTCAATGCATATGACTTGATGCGGGGACAATGGCATGTTACGCCAAGCCGCGCCTTCTGATATTTCTTCTTCGTACTGTTTTGCATTAATAGTGTCTATCCACTTTATCAGGAACTTCCCACTTAACACATACCACGTTTCATCTTTCTCAGCATGAAAGTGCATACTGAATTTAGAACCAGTATTAAATTTCAATAGCTTGCCGCAGTACTTGTCATTGGTAGCAAAAATAAATTCTGAACCCCAACCCTTCTCTACAAAGCCTTCTAATCTCATTTTGATGTAACTTTCTGTATGTCTTCGTATGATAATGCATACACACCTCGGTGACCAACAGTAATAGCTGAACACTTATTAGCAAAGTCTATGGCTTGTACTATGCAATTTGTGTTTAAGAATTCATAGGTCAATGCAGCCAGAAAGGTATCCCCTGCACCACATACATCAACTACATCTTGTTTAACCGTAGCATATAGTATATCTTTGTACATTGCACCCTTACCACCTTTTGTAACAATCAGTGTCTCACACTGACTGGTGCTTACCTTGTATTCTGATTCATTAATTTTAACGTAACAACCACTGAATCGTGCTAAGTCTTGTTTCTTAGTGTCAACAAAGATAGGGCCTTGAAAATCGATTCTTAATTTTTCAATTACCTCGTAAGTAACAAAGCCTTTATTATAATCTGATATAACTATTGCATCATAATCTGTTAGGGGGAACGGTACGTGACCTCTCCACGGAAGCAATTCAGTATCGGTGTCGACCCTCAACAAGTGCTGGCCTGATTTAATTTCAACATAGCGAGTTTTAGTAATTTGCTCGTTGTTGGTTACAAAGTCAACATCTAAACCGAATGCCAGTAAGTTCTCTTTTACATTTGCCGCCATGCCCGGGTTACTAGCGGTAGTGACAAACTTTAATACAGGTATAGGCGCCTCAGGACTTAATCTATCAATTGTACCATAACAATATTCATCAACACAACTATCACCTATTAGTAATACGTTGAATCGTTTTGGTGGTTGAGTATTCTTCAATTCTGTCATAATATTCTATCTTCTTGCAGTAGCTTTCACCTATAATAGGCTTACCTTTCCAATCACTGCCCTTAAGCATGATATCAGGTTTGTATAGTTTGATCAATTCAATTAGTTCTTCATCAGTGTCAAATATGTCAACTAAATCTACTACTTTTATATTACTTAGCAAGGTTTGTCTGTCCTGTTGAGAATTTATTGGCCGATCATCTCCCTTCAATTCCTTGACGCGGCGGTCGCTATCAATAGCAACTATTAGATAGTCACCCATGCTTCGTGCCGTATTTAGTAGTACAAGGTGACCCGGGTGTAGTAAATCAAATGTACCATTTACAAATATTGTTTTCATTTAATGTCTCATGTAAGTGCGTTAGGTCTGCACAGGTGTATGTCTGATAGCTTTGTTTTAGTATATAAGGCATTGGTATATATTCTATTCGTGCCGGGTGTTTTTGTATAACTTCAGTGGCAACATCTAAAAAACTCTTAGTAACTCCGGTACCGATATTCCATACACCTGAATTTTTAACAGACAAGAATTTTTCATGTATGTCTATTATACTGCTAACAGGCACAAAATCTCTAAGATAGAGGTTACTGTTTTCGAATAACTTAATGACACCGTTGTTTATTGCTTGTTGTGTGAATTGATGATATGGGCTAGCTTGTTTTCCCTTATGATCTTCTCCCGGCCCATATACATTGAAGTATCTAAATCCTTGTGCAATAATGTCTAGTTTAGTTTGTTTGACATGACGCTCAAACAAATACTTGCTCCATGCATATGGACTTTGCGGTGAAACTGGATCTGTCTCTACAAAACTTCTGGTCATGCCGTATACGCTAGCACTACTACTATATTGTAAGTTGGCTCCTGTACGATTGCATTCGCTTAGTAACCAGCAACTAAAGTCTAGATTTTGTCGCATAATCTTTTCTACATCACGTTCAGTAGTACTAGATATGGCACCGAAGTGGAGAACCCAATCATAATTGCTTATGATTGGTTTCTCATTTGACCATTCGTAACAGTCAATTGTATGATTTGATTCAAAGTGCTTTACTGCATTACTGCCTATAAAACCTGTGGTGCCTGTGATTAAAATTTTCATATAATTAATAATGTCTGCTACTGTTCTACAACCGCTTTCTATGGGTATTTTACTTTAGAATTTTTTAAATTGCTGTAGTCATTTCACTTTACTTTATTGTTAACATAAATTATAACATTCATCGCTAATGTTTACTACTTATTTGGACAAACTAAATACTAGTATGACTCTTTATGAAGAACTAGAATTACCCAGAAATTGCACGATTGAAGAAATCAAACACCAATATCGTCATTTAGCTAATATACACCATCCCGATAAAGGAGGAAATACTGAAAAATTTCAACGAATAAAATTTGCATACGAGGTTTTAATTGACCCAAGTCGCAGGAAATTATATGATGAAACTAACTCTACCGCAGAATCCCTAAATGTAGGGGCTGAGGCAATTTCACAACTAGCTAACGTTTTCTTTACCGTAATTGCTAATATTGATTTACACCATGCAAATTTAATAGACACTATGCGTTATGAAGTTAACGGAGAGTTAACTCGAAATGAATTGAGCATAGCACAATGTAATCAACAGATTGTAAATCTGAATGTTGCAAAGAAAAAATTGATACATAAAAATCCACAAGAAGAAAATCTTCTTTTAGGATTTTTAGAAACTCAACTATCAACTCGCAACAAAGATTTAAAAAACTTTCAACATCGGAAAGAAACACTTGAACATATGATAGTTTTATTAAAAGATTATCAATATGGTTTTATCGAGCTTGCAGCGACACTAACCGAAGTTAGTCAATAATTTTCATTAATAGAATTTGGAGGAAGATAACAGAATCGAACTGTCACCTATTCATCATAAGTGGGACGGTTTTCAAGACCGTGTCCGCGCCATGCAGCCTATCTTCCATATATTATTTTCCGGCTCTTGCGTTTTCTCTAACTCGTTTTAGATACTCACGACCTATTAGACCTTGTTCAATTTCTTGAAGTGCCGTAGTTACTGGTCCACTCTTACTACCAAGTGTAGATTTGTGGCCACTCTTTAATTCTCTAACTCTTGTTGAGGCAATGAGTACTAGGTCGAATCTGTTTTCGACCATGGTAACGGCTGCTTCACTTGAATATTGTATTCTTGTATCTGTCATAGTTTCTTTCTTTGGTTAAAAAATTTGGAGCGGCTAACCGGGTTCGAACCGGTGACATTCACGTTGGCAACGTGATGCTCTACCAACTGAGCTACAGCCGCAATTAATTACACTTCTCTTGTAGAGATTGTAACTTTATTGAGTTCCGCCCAAGCTAATCGTCTTGTACGTAAATCCTGAGTAACAGCATGATTAACTACTGCGTCATAATCTTCTTTTGAGTTATATGTATAAGTGATCGTTAGTTGATCCTGTATCATACGCATTTCAAATTGGTGCGGATAAGCACTATCTAATGCAGTAATTTGTGCTTGTGTAACATTTTCATTAGGTTCACGAATCGGAATAGTACTGAATGCATTTTCCGGAGTCTCTGTAGTTTTTTTGAAAGTTATTGTAATTTGGTAGCTCATGATTATTTCCTTGAAGGTATACTATTATTTAGCTTGCGATAATAAATGTTATAATTACTATCGACCCCGCAGAGCCTCGTAGTTATTAACGATTTATTTTTTGAAACTGAGGCCTCATCTTTTTTATACAAAAAATAATCACGATCATTATTAAAATCGTAAATATATTTTTTCATAGGTAGTTTGTCCATACTAACCAAATCACCTATCTTCGGTTCACTATTAGTGATGGCCCATACTTGATATTCCATAGTATTAAACCACAAGAACAGATTTTTTTCTAAAAAATCTTTTGTATCAGTTTCGGGTGAAAGTCTCCAGTACCAAATAGCGTAATACAATTCTATATCCCAACCCCAATTGAAATTGACCCACCAAAAGAAATCGTTAATTGATTCAACTTCATAGTGTAGCTTGTCAAAGGTTTGTGTTATCTTTTCAAACGTTTTAATGCCGTTTGCAGTTGTAGAATTATCAGTAAAATATTTAAGTATACTATCTACGTTAGACTTCCAGGGTTTATTATATGTTTTTGAAAATATTTTAGTAACGTCAGAGTTATCACTATTCATTAGAGCACCACCGAGGTCACCTGTAATATACAGCGATTCATTGTTCATTAATCTATTGCTAAAATAATCAGTTGTGCTAACGGTAGTAAATTTATTCTGAATAAAATTTTCATAAAAGTTTTTATTTTCATCTATTGAATATTGATTCATAACCAATGTAATTCTAGCTAAGTCTTGACTACCCCAATTTTTTAACAGAGAGCATAGTATAGTAGTACTATCAAGTCCGCCGCTATAAAATAAAAAAACTTGCCTGTATTTTTTTGCAACTTCTAATAGTATCAATGCTCTATTATTAGTAATGGTTTCAAATGATGTAGCACATGTATCCGATAAATCAGGTTGGATACAATAAACACTGTTTGTCAGTAATTTTTGCGGAAAGTCAAGTCTATCATATCTACTGTACGATCCACGCATGGTTGTTCCTTTTCGAAACAAAAAATAATCTTTAGCAGAACTACCAACACTATTGAATAAGTTCTCTCTGTATATAGATGAATTTATTATATCGTAAATGTCATACCAATACCACTCACACCCTGCCATAGGCAAAGCTGATATTGTTTGTGGTAAGGGTATGTAATTACTCATTGTATTTGGTACATCGTCACGGTTTCGAACCGCGGACCCTCTCCGTGTAAAGGAGACGCTCTACCCCTGAGCTAACGATGCCTTTTAAAAATTACTTTTCTTTTCTACCACCGGAACGCAAATTTTCTTGCGCAACCTTAGTATAGCTACGAAAAAAATCACCACGTTTGTGTGGATCAAGAATCGAAGATCCTGCTATCTTTACTAACTTACCGATTTTAACGGCTTTTGGGTCATAACCTCTACATGTCATACTATTTTTCCTTTTTAAAAAATTGGTCGGAGTACAAGGATTCGAACCTTGGACCTCATCGTCCCAAACGATGCGAACTACCGGGCTGTTCTACACTCCGAATTAACTTGGTATTATATGCGGTATATATGGAACGTTTCGTGGACCATGACGTTGTTCAAGTAGCTTTTTAGCTTCTTGTACATTTGGTGCAAAGACTTTATCTTTAATTTCACCCTGTGGTGTGCGAACTGTCGTTTCATACATTGGCATATAATTTTCCTATTTGGATGCGGGGGACAGATTTGAACTGCCGATGCTCCTGGCTTATGAGACCGAAGTGGTGACCGGGCCCTCCCCGCGTAAACTGTTATGCTACTTTTTCGTAGCGAATTGATAAACCTTTGTTTAGATTAAATGTTGTCAATAATCCTGAATCTCTGTCAGCTTCTATTTCAGGCCAGATGAAATTAGGATTATATGTTTCTCCCGGTACTGTTACCGTTTTATACAGTTTATCATTGATAAAGACTTTTAATTGCATATTGTTTCCTCTATGCAGTATTTATCGTATTTGGTGGAGGATGGGAGAATCGAACTCCCACGAAAACCTTGCAAAGGTCCCAGGCTCCCATTACATCAATCCCCCAAATTCTGGTGCGACCTCCCGGAATCGAACCGGGATGCCTTTCGGCGAGAGATTTTCTTACCACTATAGTTTTCACTACCTTTACAGTTTTGTGGTCTGGACTATACCTTCATCATAGCATTACTGCTTTAGATGCCCGCCGTCTAGTCTCTACACGTTCAAAAGTATTTCTACTTAGGCTTCGCTCGGTATTAGCATTTTACAGCCTTCACCGAATTTGACGGGTTCTACTCCTAGCATTTCCACTAGGGCACTCAAATTTTACTCTCAAGTCTCTTGTGTCTACCTATTTCACCAAGGTCGCATTTAATTTATTTGCTCTTTGGTAGTTACCACCTTTCGGAGATAACCCCACTTTCTGCAATGCTTGACGTATATTACTACATTCTTGCAATGCTGTCAATAGTTCTTGGTCACTTACTTTAACTTTACCTGAATTAATATTTCTACCTCTCCAAGTTGGAGTCAAAGCATGACAATTACAACATAACAACTTAAGATTTTCTCTTGTGTTATTTTTGTTGTCACCATCAACATGTTCTAACTCTAACGGTATAGGTTTAGATTTCCATTCAGTCAATCTACAATCTTCACACTGGTGACCTTTTTCTTGAATCAACACAGCTTTATGATTACCTACACCATTATAAACAAACAATGTATTAGAAAAGTTTCCCTTATTCCAATTCATTCGTTTTTTAACTTCTTCTGATAAATTTTCATATACCAGAGCTGCCGGTAATCTCTTACCGTCATCATAAACTTTCTTTGTTGCTTCTGAATTTTTTCTTTTTTGTTCAGGGCAACTTGCTGTTCTCGTAGCACAACAATTTTTACCATTCTTCAATTTGAAAGATGATTCTTGACCGCATCCATAATCACAATACATAATAGTCTCCTATGATGTATTTATGCGGTAGACGAAATTTTCAGTTAAAATCATCTAACAAATGCCTGAAAGTAATAAGTTGTTGGATCATTACTATACCAACTACGAACTACACTAACACCACCTTGCGGTTGCCAGCCTTCAGACAATAACTTTGCTACTTCTTTATGAAATTCTTCATATGTAGCGTTTATAACTTTGTATTCTGTTATCATAATATTGGTGCGCAAGGAGAGACTCGAACTCTCAATCCCTTCGGCAATGGCTTCTAAGACCATCGTGTATACCATTCCACCACTTGCGCATTAACTTTTTAAAGAACAGACTATAGTATAACAGAGAAATACATATCTGTCAACTATATTAGGGTAAGAAAAACTCAGACGTATGATAACCATTTACCGGTTAGTTATCACAGAGGTCTGGGCCTTGTTATTGGAGCGGGGTAACAGAATCGAACTGTCAGCATTAGCTTGGAAGGCTAAGGTATTACCACTATACGAACCCCGCATATAAATACATAATGCACACGTATGACGCTATCACTAGATCAGGACTGCACATTCACTTATCAATGAGTGATGACGCCTGTTACATCTTTTCACGTGATATTTATAATCACGAATTGACAATGAAGTTTTTCACTAATGTCAATGATGCAATGGAATTCATACGCTCATTATAATTGGTGCGCTCGGAGGGACTTGAACCCGCGACCAAAGGATTATGAGTCCTCTGCTCTAACCAACTGAGCTACAAGCGCAACATTCTTTTATTATATAGCACTTGCTACATGTTGTCAAACTGTTTGGTACCCCTGGAGGGAATCGAACCCACATGAACCAATTATCTGTTGCTTACGGGATATAAATCCGCCGTTTTAACCATTAAACTACAGGGGCAATATTTTTGGCATCCCGGGTAAGCCTCGAACTTACAACCCCTGGTTTTGGAGACCAGTGCTCTGCCAATTGAGCTACCGAGATATATTACGCTTTGGTATCAACATTGTTTCCTTTAGTATTAGTGGGTTCTATTTGACCCGTCTTATCATAAAGGTATTGAACAATCTCTATTATTTTCTTATGAGACACTGGGTCTACAAGAGTTTTAAACTCTGTATTGCGATATTGGTTGTACACCATATCCCAAGAGCTATGAATCGATTGAACTATCATGTAAATATTTATACCATATAGAAACACACTTGATATAGTAGCAATTACTATCACGGATGAACCCGAGTTTAGTCAAATATGTTTTTATATGGTAGAAGCACAGGGACTTGAACCCTGAACCTACCGGTTAAAAGCCGGTTGCTCTAGCCAGTTGAGCTATACTTCCATAAGTCGTATGTTTGATTTTACGTGCCAATCATAGACCTACGGAAGTCTATGACGACACTATCGCTTACTGCGCTTCATATCGTTTCCTTTGTTAAAAAATTTGGAGTAGGTGACAGGATTCGAACCTGCATAGCACGGATTTGCAATCCGCTACCTAGCCTTTCAGTACACACCTACATAAAAGCATATTGAAACACACTAACTACCTCGGTATGTACTAAGGTTCATATGAACCGCTACTACCCTATCTTTAATGTGCTTCAATATGCTCTGCATCCCCCGGCGGTAATTATAGTACAGAAAGATATGACGCTATCATACCCATCACACACTCCTTCCACCCGCTTCCCGACAGGGACCGTTCTCGCATTGCCAGCGGCCTTTGGGTTTAAAGACTACCACCCGTAAGTTACGAACTTACTTCTCCTTCGTCTGGATCAGACTAGCCCAGCGTTACCTGGGCGGGTTCTTCCTCAAACGCCAGCGTTCTTTTGCGGCGTCTGATATCTTTTTCTTTTGTTCTTCGGACATTGTTCTCGGTCTTGTTTCCCAAGATTTCTTTGTTGTCTCGCTTAACTTTTGTCTAACTTCCTCGGTATGATTGTTTGGGTAATCACGATTTTTATTTGCTTTGCTTATTTTTTGTCTAGTTTTACTACTAGTCGTTTTACTTCTTTTCGAACTACCTTTTTTCCAATTAGTTTCTGGTGAAGTTCCTGCAGATCCTTCGCCACCATTGGTCATATTTTTTAATATACCTGTTCCTAAATCTTGTCTTCCATACTTTGAAATCAATTCAGTTTCTAAATTAAATGCGGCGGGTTCATCTAAATCTTCATATAATAACACTATTCGTTTATAATCAGATGGAGTATGAACTCCTTTTCCGTTAGAACGATGTTGCTCCCAGGCACGTCTTTCTTTACCTTTACCAATATAGTAAGGAGTTCCGTCTTCTCTCAAATAGGCATAAACATAGTATTCTTTCATACTATTATTTATGCCTAACGGGTCATACTACTACTTTGCGGGTCACAGTATCCGGAGACACTCAGAACGTTCTGGCGGAGTATGTAGGAATCGAACCTACCCACCGGTTGCCCAGTGATGGATTAGCAATCCATTGCCTTAACCGCTCGGCCAATACTCCATATTAAATTTGTTAAAGTAATATCTCCATAGTTATAGACATCATTCACCCGTGTAATAAAGTCGACCGGGACTCGGTACGTCACTTGGGATACTTAACCAGTGCATTCCATTATGCTCTTAGACGGGTACTGACCCCGCTCTCTGCTCTACACTACAAGGACCTTCGAAGAATCCATAGTAGTGTGTCTTTCTCTTGCTAACACTCTAACAAAACTTGGCGCACCGTAGGGGACTCGAACCCCTGACCCCCGCCGTGACAGGGCGGTGCGCTAACCAACTGCGCTAACGGTGCATATTCTTGGTGGAGACGACTGGAGTTGAACCAGTAGTGCCATAAGGCGGAAGATTTACAGTCTCCTGGGGTTACCAATTTTCCTACATCTCCAAGATGAGTTACGGTTGCAAGACCTAGTGTCTCATTACTGAGAGAAGTATCAGGGCGATGTAACTCAAAAAATTAGTATAAGCTACTTGTTTCCACACAAGCCCTTAATTGAGCAGTTACTCTGTCCATCTCCATTTATTCAAAGTCTGTGTGCAGTTGAGATTCTGCCTATCAGAGCCTGCAGGATGTGATTCATCGCTTGCGCTTACGGTTTTCTGCCACCGGATCTCTATCGCTAATCAAACGCTACTTTAACGAAAGTAGTAACGGGATACTGGAGCTCGGTACGGGATTTGAACCCGTGTGAATGCCGTGAAAGGGCACTATCCTAGGCCGCTAGATGAACCGAGCATAAAAATATTATTAAGTATTATCTACCAATTTGTCAAAAATGTAGCTAGCACTGACAAGCGAATAGCAGTTATATCAGGACCTGTTCCTCGCACAGTTAGGCCCGAATAGTGTATGGGTCCATACACGATACCTTGATAACACTTAATAATAGTTTTACACTATATGAAAAAACATTAAGGAACTTAAACTGTATCTACCAGTACCGTCTACTGGATCGTTGTTTCTGTCATTACTGCCTAACTTCCCGTCACGTTAAACAATATTACTATTGTCGGTACGCTTCTTGTATCCTATGCGACCCGGCGTCGTCCACCGGCTGACCTCATAGACCTACCTAACGGATTAGGTGACCTTAATGTATTTTCATATAGAGCCCTGAACTTAACAGGGATATATGAATTCTAAATTTTAAAGAACTGTTTTACAACTGACTCTATCGTTTGTTGCTATGTGTCTATTATAAAACCTTTACCATTTATTGTCAAGAACTTTGTTTGTGTCGTTATCACTAACTTCACCAACTAACTCTTTTTCTCAACTCATGCTATGATTGTATCATAGGCTCCATTTATTGTCAAATTTCGTTCTCATGCTCAATGATAGACTTAGTGCCCAGATACTTAAAATCAATGATATCATTGATATTATAGTTTGACGTAAAATTGCTTTCATTCAGTGGGTCTGGGATTTTTGTATCAGGCAGACATATATATGACATTGAACGATCAATTACTTTACGGCCCACATTGTGTTTGAATGTGAATGTGTGAACAACTTGTGTCTCATATAAAGCACGAACTTTATCATAGTCAGCACATTTTTCAATGCGTTTGCCGCTACGATAATTTTTTTCAGTATCAAATACTTCATACTCTTTTTCGCCAGTTTGAACTAAGAACATTTTTGCCACTGATTTCATAGTGCCAACACTTTGTTTGCCCGCGGACTGCTCGGGCCTAGTAAAAGTGCCACGATGTTTAAACCCAATAGATAGATCATTGTCATCAGGTGTAATAACACGTTCAATTACAAAAGCATAATTGTATCTGATGCATTGATAAACTACAGTGTTTCCAGCGTCAATTAAAGATTGAATTTTATCTAACATAAAGTACCTTTCAAGTAATTAAGATGCTATTGTATAGCCAAATCCATTTATTGTCAAATTCTGGTCCGGGGTACAGGAATCGAACCTGTATTGATTGCTTAGAAGGCAACTATATTATCCATTATATTAACCCCAGATAAATATTCGTATGGAACAACCTACCTTATATGATGAACTAGAATTACCTAAAAATTGTACTTCCGAAGAAATCAAACAAAAATATAGAATTCTAGCACAAATTCATCACCCAGACAGGCCAGGTGGAAATGAAGAAAAATTCAAACGAATTAAATTAGCTTATGAAACACTAGGTGATCCTACAAAACGTGCCCATTACGATTCTACCGGTGAACATTATGACGATACAAATATTGACAATGAGGTATACACTAGACTGTCTAATATGATAACTCATTTTACTCAACATATAAATCCTGATGTTGATGATTTGATTTTAAGAATGAAAGTTGACATTCATCAGGCACAACATCAAGCAAACAATGTCATACTAGAATGTAATAACACAATAAAAAAGTTAAACACCATTGCTCAAAAAATCAAAATGAAAAAAGAGGGTGAGAATTTACTAAAAACCCTAGTAGAAGAAAAAATTACTCAACGTCAAAATGAATTAACCACTCATAGAAGAACATTGATAGTTTTTGCAAAAATGTTAGAAACCTTAGAAGACTACCACTTTAGTTTAGAAGAATGGCAGTTAATGATCCAATCATGATGCAAGTGCCTTCCTAAGTGCATCAAGTTCAATGTCACTAAGGAACAACTCAATTTTGTTTTGTTCTGCTTCCGGATTTTTAGACCAGTCATATGTGGTGAATATACGTACATGATTGTCTTGTGGGTGTACGTCAAGTTTGCGCACTTCACAATACAATTTATAACCTGCGTTATTACTTACTAACATACTTACTCCATTATAAATTTGGCTCCCCTACGTGGGCTCGAACCACGGACATTTTGATTAACAGTCAAACGCTCTACCGACTGAGCTATAGGAGAATAATTTTGGTGCCCCCACCATGATTTGAACACGGGACCTATCGCTTACAAGGCGATTGCTCTACCACTGAGCTATAAGGGCGAAAAACTTTCAACTGTGACCTTACACTCTTTCCGTTGACGATTGAGTAGCCGACATTTTTAATGTCATCTCGGAACTGACTTGAATATTTATAGAGAGTATATCACAACAAAACTTTTTTGTCAAGCCTCATTGTGATATCTTTCTAGCTTAGGAGAATTCTACTATGCTTGGGAACACCTGCTAACAAGTATTCCATTTGGTCTGCGAGAATTGTTCTATGTTGTAGAATCATATTCTCGTAATGATTAGGTACATAAGGTGCATACAATAATTCCATACGCACTTCCTTCAAACTTTTATGACCTTTATTACTGTTGCAATCTTTACATGCGGTAACTACGTTCATCCAAGTGTTTTCACCACCTTTGCTCTTCGGAACAATGTGGTCACGACTTAACATATGGTAATTAGGAAACTGTTCACCACAGTAAGCACACACATGTCTATCACGACCAAACAATGTTTTGTTACTTAGTGCGACACATGCATGTTTGTATGGATTAAATCCGTGACCTTTGATAGCAATGATACTAGATGCTTCTAAGTAACTTAATGTGCCGTCATTTTGAATACCACCGCGATATCTAGCCACAATATTCCCCATTGACCATGCGATGGCATCTTTTGCTTTATAGGTAATTGCGTCATCATTTGAGATCCACTGCCGGGGAACTCCTGAGATATCTAGTGCTAGAACAGCCATTATGTACTCCTTTTCTGCTTTGTCACTATTAGTATTTAACACGTATTGGCGGGTCTTGCAGGAATCGAACCCACATCTCCAAGTTCGAAGCATGGCATTCTATCCATTGAACTAAAGACCCTTAATATATCATAACACAAAATGTGTTTGTTGTCAACTATTGGTGCCCCCACTGAGATTCGAACTCAGATTTCCTTTAAGATACTCCCTTTTGAGGAGAGTGACTTTGCCAATTTGTCTATGGGGGCATGTCTGGTGCAACCTCGTGGGATCGAACCACGTTCAACGGTTCTTCAGACCGCCGCTATGACCACATCAGCTAAAGTTGCATATTGGGGTGAAGGATGGGACTCGAACCCACAACCAACGGAATCACAATCCGTTGCTCTACCATTGAGCTACCAACACCATATTATAAAGATGAAATAGTCTTCCATCCGAATTTTCTAGCACAATGAATACTGTTGTTCATTGCTGCCGCACAAGAAAATTTATGTCCTTTACGAAAAGTCCATTCGTTTAACTTGAACGATTTTAATACTCTGTCACCGTTCCACCATCCACGTTCAATTTTGATATAACCCAGTTCTTCTAATTGATTACGTAACTTGGTAAATTCATCGTGGTCTTTGTTACTAGTGCTAGTCATCTTATCCCATCCTTTAAGGACTTTGATAAGATCATCATATGTGGGATTGTTTCTATCTTTGACTAAATCGAATTCAGTTCTAACAGTAACATCACATATAAATTTTTCATCAATAGTAAATTGTTTTAACATCATAACTCCTTATAGATTGGGCGCCTAACTATCTTATTGTTAATAAGCCTCGTTAGATTGTCTCGTATAGGCAAGTTTATACACCCATCAATCATACTATAGTGTCATCACAGTTAACCCCACTGTGACTAGATTGACAGGGACTCGAACCTATCGTCTATCCCATAAACTGGCACCCGGACTAGGGATCGAACCTAGGCTAACAGAGTCAAAGTCTGTTGTGCTACCATTACACAATCCGGGAATAAATTTGGTAGCCTCACTGTGACTCGAACACAGGACCCCCGCCTTATCAAGACGGTGCTCTAACCAACTGAGCTATGAGGCTATATTGTTTGGTGGATGTAAGTAGATTTGAACTACTGACCTGCTCCGTATGAAGGAGATACACTACCGCTGTGTTATACATCCATTGGTGCGACCTAAGAGATTCGAACTCCTGACCCCCAAGTTCGTAGCCTGGTGCTCTATCCATCTGAGCTAAGGTCGCATTATTAACGTGGTTGAAAGACAATAACTAAATATCGAATGACAACAAAAAATCGTATATTACTATTGGCAAATTATAGAACAGGTTCTAGTGACTACACTTTCAAATTATCAAAAGACAATGAAGCCAAATGTTTTCCTGAACCGCATCTTTATGAAGAAGAATACAATCTTTTAGAAAAGTTGTTTGTAAATAACGAACCATTTGTAGTAAAATTTATGCCTGACCAAATTGATAAACATTTACTTTATCAAGAAATTTTAAACAGCGATTGTTATAAAATAAAATTGACCAGAGAAAATAAAATTGAACAAATTGCTAGCTACTATGTAGCCGAGATGACAACAATATGGAACTCAAAGAATAGTCTTGCCCGAGGTGAAAAATATACAGTAAAATTTCTAGCTGATTCGGTTAGAAAATCAATCGATATAATAAACAAAAATGATAAATTAATCAATGACTTAGCTATAAAATTTGACGAAGAATTAACTTATGAATATTTGTTAAACAATAATCTGTTGGGGTCACATAATGCTAAGATCATAGAGCCTGTTAACATATACAATATAAAAAAATATATAGAAAGAATCTATAATACACCAAATACTTAAGTGGCATTCTAAAACACACCTAGTACTCCCGAGTCGTGTGGGTATAGCGTTGTAAGCTAAAGTGTTTCACTACGTATGTTTTAGAATGCCGTGTATTGCTACACGACATGATAGGGTTGATACCCTACCCAGGAGTCTTACTAAGAGTGTTATCGCCACTCGTTCATGTTTCCTGTCCGCCCATTCTATACATTTTGCGCTGTATTACGGCTCTCGTTGCCTGTTCACGCTGCCTATCAAGTGATACCTGCTAGCTTGTTAGCTTTCTTGGTAGCCTCTTGATAAGACTTTACACGGTCGATCTTATTTTGTATCAACTGTGCGTATTGTTCCTTCGTCAATGTGTGAGTAGAATACCAATCACGTTTTGTTTCAGAAGTTTTGTATTGTATCTTTTTGTCCATTTATTGTCAAATTTCTTTCAAAAAATTTTCAAAACTTGTTCCTAGATCCTCGGTGTTAGGGTCTGTTTTTATGTCATACGCATGTATCCTGCGATGACAATTAGCACAAACTACAACACATTTTTTGAGTTCTTTGATAACAGACTTCACACTGCGAGATACCATCCTTACGACATTATTTTCCTTTGTCTCTGGATCGCTATGATGAAACTCTAAACAAGCAACATCATTCTCCTCACATCTACAACACTTCAAAGTTTTTCTCCATTGCTGGAAGATATCCAATGTTTCGTTGTATCGTTTGTTCTGATACTCTAGTAACCTTTCTCTATTCTTTTTATATCTTTCTTTCGCATACTCGCTTTTTTGTTCTTTGTTCATAAAATGATTCCTTCATTTTATTTATCAAAAAAGTAAAAAAACAAGTGTTTTTTATTTTGCTTCTTTCATTAACTGGAAACCCCAGAGACTTTTTAGTTTCCCAGGGGTTAGATAATTTTAGTTATGATGTTAACTTGTTACCTAGTCCCGGGGCCTCTCTCTTGGTTATCATTTAAGCCGCGAATACTTGTTGGATACACTGGCGTAAAGGATACACTGGCTATTGACAGCCATAGTCCCATATGTTTCAGCGTGTTACAAGTTTTATTCATCATAGTAAGTTATTTAGTCCTGGTTTCAAATTAGTGTAATTAACATATGTTATTTACACTTTTTAATTCATATGTGAAGTATAACAGAATATCGATTAAGAGTCAACCTTCTCGTTGCCCAAATACCTATATACGTTTCCCTCTACATTGATCCAGTCACGATCTAAAGATAAATCGGGACGTTTCATTGCAATGTTACTTACTAAAGTAGTATTAGTTAATATGTTAACATTTTGTAGCTGTGACAGTGCCAAATAACCAATCGGTCTATGTTTAACACAGTCCTCCCATGCACAACCAAATATATATACGTTTTTTATTTCCGGGTGCATAGACAAATAATACTCTAGTTCCCAGTAACTGGAGCATTGCAATTTGATATTGTTTTGAATTATAATACTGAAGTATATGCGTATCAGTGGTTACATTTTTTAAACTGTTGTTTTTTATATATGCAGTGTCTTCTACCGTTGACTTATTTTGGGCCCATGTTGGTGATTTTTTATACCATTCTTTTCGATTACGGTACCAAATAGTATTATTAAAAAATAACTCAGAGCGGGAATTATAAGTTGATAATACTACAGTTTTGATAGTATCATTGGTACTCAAAAATTCAATAGTATTGTTAACCCTTTTGATTGCTATTGGATTCCAAAAATCAATAAGAATTGCCAGACTGGGTTGGTTTAGCATCACGTAACTTTATACAGTCACCCATTGGTGACTACTGTTAGAATGTATATCCGTATTTGGCAAGGTCTTTAGCATAAACTTGAGCGACCTTATCAATTGTAGCTTGTGTAGTGTAATAGCTACGGTAATCGGCAGATAAGTCTTGAGCTACGTGAAAATAATCAGTATTTTCTACTGTACTGAATTCTGGAATTTGTTTTATGTCGGTGGCAAAAGTGTCAAATTCTAACAAATACGTAACCGACAACTTGTCAGTGAAGTAGTAGTCACTTGAGTTCACTAACGGTCCTTCAAGGTTATCTGGTGAAAAATAATGTTCCACAAACTTATCAAAATCATCAGTATCAGTAAATTGAGTGTAATATTCAGAGTCAGAGTATTCTTCAGCAGGATAGTTATTATATGCAAAATAGTGTAGTACTACTCGCTTGAATGGATTAATTTTGACTGCAATAGTTTTAAACTCCTCTGAGTTTGATAAATCAAATATTTCATCTATTTCATTAATAGGGTGAATAGCTTCTCCCCCTAATAGGGTTTTAGTATCTATAAAATATTCTAATTTTTGACTACATGCTTGTAGAAAATCAATGTTGAATACTGAAGGGATTGCGTCTTGCATCAGTGTGTAATGTACCATGTTATAATCCTTTAATCTGTTGCCAAAATCTATCCTGATAGAATTTAGCTAATTTGGTCTGGACAAATTTAATATTTTGCTCCATTCTGTATTTATCATTTTCCCACTGTTTCCGTAGAGAATTCAGATCCATAGTTAAAATTTTTATATTTTTGTTTATAGCCTGGACTATGCGGTCACAAGGATCTTCTATATCATCATATGAATGGTCAATTATATCATCAAACATATCTATTCCCATTTCTCGCAGAAATTTGACTACGCCGGGACTAGAAATCATTATAGGATAATTGCAACCGTATATGAAATGTAGTGTTTTTTCCGTTATGTTAAAGCTCTTTTCATTGAAACTGGTTTCCGAAACAAATTCCACATAACTATTAAGATACTTACTCTGTAAAGAATCTTGGAAATTTCGTAAATTGTCATTACCACGCTGAGGGTAAATATTATAGCTATCGGCTATCTGATGGTTATGTTCGGCCACATACTTACTGAAACCAATGTTTGATAATTCATAATTTTGGTCATTTTTATAGTTATAGATAATTGCTTCATTGAGTTTTGCATTCGGGTTCTGCGGGGTTAATAAACTAATCTGCCCGTGATTGTGTAAATTTTTAGCATATAAATTTGAAACCAGATACACCCTATGGGGTCTATCTCCTCGGTTCAATGATATAAAATTCTTAGTTGCGGATTTTTCTATCAAAGGGGTAAAATTCATATAACTTGATATCTGATTAGTTATATCTCCGCCCATGTTCACTATTTTACAATTGCTAGATTTTAGTTCTTTATCTAAGTTTTCCAAACTAGTAACAATGATAAATTTTTTATCAGGGAAGTAATTACACAAATTTGCAAAGTAAGTAACCAGTTCGGGTATTGGATCAATCCAAGAATTTTTAAAATTTATTCTAAAGTGATCTTTGACAAATAATACTATAACGTCATTTATGCATGCCTCTTGAATCATATCTTCCATTGTACTACGGTCTATGATGCTTTCTACATAGGTAGAATAGTACTGGTCAAATATTTCACGTGAAACATCTACCCCAACATACTCAAGATATAAAGAAAACATTTCATCACGTGAGTTAAAAAATCTTTTTTTACCGGCTAGCATCCGTGCATGAGATAACATAAAATCAACAAATTTGGGCAATGATGTAGGGTTTGTATTAAACGATATAGAATTGCTGTATGAATAGGTGTTGTTATTAGTTAATGGTCCAGTCCACAAGTATATAAAACTAGCACTATCCAGACCCAATTTTTTCTTTTGACCGAATAATTGAAAGAACAGTTTTTTACTATAATCATCAAATGGTGGCGAACTAATAATCTTAAGCATGACATATTTACATTATAAATACAGTCATGCGATTTAATCCCTCAGACTATACCACAGTGTTTCTAAGCTATGATGAACCAAACTGTGAAGAAAACTATCAACATTTATTAACTCTAAACCCAAATGCTCTAAGAGTGCATGGGGTAGAGGGTAGTGATACTGCACACAAAGAATGTGCTAAACTAGCAACAACTGACCGTGTTGTCATCATTGACGGAGACAATTGGGTCAGAGATGACTTCTATACAACTGATATTGATATAGAGTATTCGGATGAGGATGTTATAAGCTATGCAGGATATAACATTGTCAATGGCACTAGTTATGGAAATGGTGGTATCAAATGCTGGCCTGTTAAACATATCATAGAAATGCGTACACACGAAAACGGTGATGACGATAGCATTGACTTTGTGTTAAACAAGTACATAGAACTAAACAATATAGGTAGCGATTTGCACATTAATGCTAGCCCACTACAAGCATGGCGTGCAGGCTTCCGTGAAGTCATAAAACTCACACGTGATGATAACATAGACTGGCGTAATTATGATAGGATATGGCGTTGGATGCACATTGGCGAAGATATAGAGAACGGACTATACGCTGTTTATGGTGCAAGACTAGCTTACTTTATGCTCAAGGTCAATTACTGGGACGGTTCAAACAACGTTAAGAATTTTTCATTCCTTGATAAACTGTTTGAGCATATGACAAATGTAATGCCTGGGACATTATTAGAAGAAGTAAATGTACTAGGTATATTGATAAAAGAAAAGACCAACGATAATAACATCGGGATAGCACTACAAGGTTGGGTATGTAGTGATTACAGGACCCGTATTACTAACCCAACACGTAGCCCTGTAAACTATACCCCAAAGTATGATATTGTATTCATTCACAACAACGAACCCGAAGCAGAAGAAAATTTCAACAAAGTTAAAGAACGTTTCCCCCGTACTAAAGTATTGAGTGGGGTTCAGGGTATACACAATGCACACATACGTGCGGCAAAGATGTGTCAGACTGATTACTTTTGGGTAGTAGATGGTGATGCAATCATACACGATGATTTTAACTTTGTATACAATGATGTGAAGTTTTACGAACAACCTACTGTCAGAGTATTTCGTTCTATCAATCCTGTAAACAAATTAGTATACGGTCACGGTGGAATTAAACTGCTTCCTCGTCTTGCTACCATGCGTATGAGTACTGATAAAGTAGATATGACTACCAGCATTAGCACACTGTATGAGCCTGTACACATCATAAGCAACATACACAAGTTTAACACAGATGAGTTTAGTTCTTGGCGTACTGCTTTCCGTGAATGTGTCAAACTATCTAGCCAAGTTATTGACAGGCAACAATCAAGTGAAACATTAGACAGACTGTTCACGTGGTGCAGTGTTGGTGCTGAAGAACAATACGGTCGTGAGACAATTCGAGGTGCATTGATGGGCAAGCTATATGGCGAAGCAAACAAAAACGATAACGAAAAACTTAAACTAATCAACAACTACGAATGGCTACACGATGAGTACACAAAACAACTTCAGTGATATTCCATTCGATAGGATAGTTAAGTTTGGGCAAGCAAATATGCTTGACATGGACTTATTCACCGTTAGCTGGATACTTGGAAGATTCTGTAATTATAGCTGTAGCTATTGCTGGCCATATGCTAATAGCAATGTGCCAGACCATCAAGATTTACAAATATACAAGAACTCTATTGACAGTATCAAAGAACAAGCTAGACGTAATGGGTTTAACAAGTTTCACTGGAGCTTTAGTGGTGGAGAACCCACAGCATATAAGCATTTGCTAGAACTCACTCAACACTTAGATGAAGGTCCAGTCGAAGGTTATCAAAGTGTCCACATGACTACCAATCTGTCGCCCAGTATCAATTGGTGGCTACGTTGGGATAAAGCTACTAGTCTATTACAACGTAGAAGCCTAACTGCTAGTTTTCATGCAGAGTTTGCCAAAGAGAACGAGTTTGGAGATAAGATTCTAGCATTGATGCAGGAACAAGTCTATGTAACAGTCAATCAAGTTATGGTTCCTGAATTCTTTTGGGAAAGCTATGAACGACTACAACGTTTTCATAAACGTGGGATCAATGTCACACTTAAGCCACAGAGTGATCCTACTGCTAGTTTTGTTGTTAGTGGGTATACTGATGAAATGATACAAATCATGCGTAATGGATTTCCTCAACAGGCAAATGATGAGCCTGTACTACAAGTTAAACTAATAGATGATACAAACAAGGTGCACTGGCTAGATCAAGCAGAACGATTCAATGCATTTGGATTCAACAAGTTTGAAGGATGGATGTGTAATAGTGGGTATCAGGGCATAGTGATACGCAGTGATGAAGTAAAACGTAGTTATAGTTGCAGTGATACACCGTTAGGGTCACTAAGTAAAGGTTTTACTATCTTTGACAAACCGGTAATTTGTACTACACCTTCATGTGTCTCTAGTGCTGACAGTAAGATACCAAAAGAAAAATTATGAGAACACTATTTGCTTTTGGAGATTCATATACATACGGTCACGGCTTAGAAGACTGCTGGATGAAGCAGGGTAATGATTATACGGTTGGCTCAGTATGTAGTCAATATGCGTGGCCGTCTTTACTAGCAAAAGATTTAGAATACAACATGGTCAACCGTAGTGGGCCGGGGTTTAGCAATCTTGCAATATTGCATAGAATACTCAACACTAACTTTAATAATGACTCACTATGTGTGGTAATGTGGAGTTTTCATAGTAGGGATATGATATTCCACGAAAAGTACAACCCGACGTTAGAGTTTTTTAGTAAAAAAATAGACCACGCTGATATGGCAGTGCATGTTGGATCTTGGGCCCATGATGGTCTATCAAAAGACTGGATGTTGGCCCACAATGACACTGATTTAATAATGAGGACTTGGTTACATGTACATCATGCTAATTTATATCTATCTAGTATAAATGTTCCGCATTATAATTTCTTTGTAGATTATGACAGCTTAAGAGATTATAAACCCAAATACGTTAAAATACCTTATAAGGATATTAAGTTAATAGTAGGGAATTTTGTAGATTACGCATTAGATAATTGTCACCCAGGTCCACTAACACATGAACAAATAGCAAAAGACATTAAAGAATGTTTAGTTGAGTCTTCACTAATATAAAACATTAGACCAATGGTCTTAATGTATTCCAATCGTCCTTATGCCAATATGGTCGAACAATTTGTTCTATGTCAACTACATTAACTTCACATATTGTTTGAAACTTAGGGGCATCACTAGTTTTCATAAACTCAGTGCAGGCTCGACTTGTCCAAAGTAAGTATAAGTTGGGATCTTTTTCTTGAAGCCTAGTAATAAAGCGATTCTCTGCCGCTATTCTATACTTCATACTTTGCTGAAAGATAACCGGGACATGGTCAAACATATCACTGGCATTAAAAATTGTTTTTTTGTTACTATCAAACCAATCAAAGTTGTATTCACTCATGTAATCAATAGATATGAATTTGAAAGTAAGACCGCGTATATTATTCCATTTAGTCAACCAGTCGGGATTATTAACTCTGAATGCAAGCCATTGGCTTCTAGTTTGTTCCATATAGCTATCATAATCATACTGAATATTATTTGGGATTATAAAATTCTTTGACATGTAAAAATCTACATAATCTTCCCCGTCCCATTCTTTTACCATAGACTGCATAAATTGTAAAACCAATGGATTGATATCTGTAAAATACACAACGGTAGATTCTGTAAAGCCAACCTTGTGTAGATTTTCAACCCAATTAATACCTGTACCTAAAGTTATATATTGTTCTATTGGTCCTTCAAATACTAAGTTTTCGCTTAATCTATCGCTGTTGAACGGGACTACAAAGTTATTGAAGAAATACTGATTGTAATATAAAGACGTAGACTCTTTTAAAAATACATGGTCGTATTCATAATAGAAATATTTCTTGTTGTTTCGTATATCATTGCCCAAATCAATAATAGGTTTATTATGTTCTAATGCAGTAGATAATATATTCCAACCATGCATAACCCCAGAGTATGAGTAGTCTTCTGTGCCACATTTCAGTACTTGGGCAATATAATCATCATTACTATCTGATATGGGTTTAGTTAAGGTATGTGTATTATCAGATACATCACCAATAATTGGGCATCCTAACTCAGCATGGGTTTTTAAATTTACTATATAGAATTGATGGTGTAGTTCAAAATACTTTTCTTTTCTATCTAATACATGTCCTGCTAGGTAAAAATCTTCCATACACTTGTCTTCTATTGCACCTATCAGTCTATCCGACAACTTAGGGCTAGTACCAGTAGCTATAATGACAGCATGACTATATTGGTCTAATCCATGGCTCAATAATTCATTTTCATCGGTTCCTATACACACATCATAACCGTATTTTAAGAAACGATTAACCATATAGTCGGATAAATTTTTAGCTATCTCTCTTGACCAATCAGATTGACAATCATTTAAAATATCATGTATGCAAATTAATATCGATTTTTTTGGTGGTTCGTGTGAATTTTCTGTAGCATACGCATATTTAATAAATATTGATAAGAGAATAAAATTAATGACCCTACT